AGCATCTCCCGACGCTTGGCCAAGCTGCCAGGGAGCTCGTCCGGGATGCCTCGCTCTGACTCATGTAGTCCGATCAACCACGTGACCAGGGACGCAAACCGCTGGTCCAGCCCCTCGTTGATCGTTCCCTGGAGACGGTCTAGCTCCCACCCGACCACCTGGAAGAACTGTCGAGACGGGTCGGTGTCCCACATGAAGCTGGGGACAGAGGAGATGGCGCGGTTGGCCTCCCGCTCCTCCGGGTCAATGTTGTTCCAGCCGGCGATCTCGTCCGTGTACAGCGTGACCGCACCGCCACCCGAGTTGACCAGCTTGACCTCGGTGCGGACGATGTCACCCCACGAGGGTAGACCCGAGTTGCCCTTGGCGGTGAAGGCCGTCTTGGGGATGATGATCTCGGTCCATGCCACTGACCCGGTTGCTGCCGCGGCATAGCGGCTCACCCCGTACACACCAGAGCCGTAGGTGATCACCGAGTCGCCTGAGATACCTGGGATGGTGTACTCGAACCAGGACAGACCGTCCATGGTGGAGTAGTCGGTATCTCCGTTCCCATCCACCTTCATGGTCGTCAGGAACCTCAGCACGATCGAGTCCAGGAAGGACACCGAGGGTGAGAACAAGAACAGACCGACGCCGTCGTAGGGTGTCAGGTCAAGGATCTGGTCACTCCTGGCCGTGATGGCAGAGAAGTAGGAGCCCGTCGTGTCGATGTGGTTCGGGGTGACGGAGGCGCCCTGGTAGGCCATGGCCGCGTCGATCCTGGCCGTCGCTGCCGAGCCCGTGGCCCGGGTGACTGCCAGATAGACGTCGCTCACCGTGCCCGTTGGGGTGACGGTGAAGTTGAACCGCTGCCAGCTGCTCGTGGCCGTCACCGTCTGGACCGCGTTGAGGCTCGCCGGGGTGCCGGTGGACACCAGCTTGATCTTGAAGTCCGTGGCACCCGAGACCGTCTTGATGGCCAGCGCGAACCCGTAGGTCACGCCGCTGGTGAAGGTGCCCGTGATGGCGAACCGAGCGCCCGCGTCGTTCGTGACACCGAAGACCACCTCGGCACAGGCCGTCCCGATGTAGGAGTCGGTCGTGATCCGGGTGATGCTGGTCGCCGCGGCACAGACGTTCGCCTGGGCCGCGACGGACCAACCCGTGGTGTTCGTCTCGAAGGACGGGTTGGTGATCAGGTTGGTGACGGCCGTCCCGGGCGTGGTCATCTGGAGGGAGTGCGGTCCCTGCCAGGCGGGCGAGTCCACGATCTTGACGTTCGTGGTGTCGCGCTTCCACTCCTCCCGGGTCTCCATCTGCAGGACGGGGATCAGGTAGCCCCCGTCCAGATCTGTCATGAGGACGGCCATCAGCTAAGGGAGACCGTCCCCAGTACCGGCTTCGTCCCCGAGGGGAGGGTGATGTTGCTCGAGCCCAGACCGGGCGCACCGATCTGGAAGGAGGCGTAGTCCAGCACGCCGTCCACCTGGATCACCACGGCCGCGAGCTCGTTGAGGTACACCTTGGTACCCGGCACCACGGTCCGGAGGTAGTCGGCAAGTGCTGCCGACGCCGCGGCCGTGACGTCCGAGATCAAGAAGCCCGTGTCCAGCGTGAGGGTGGCCGAGACGTTGATGGACAGGTTCGCCGGCGTGATCACGGTGACGCTCGCCCCGATCGGTGTCAGGCTGGCGATGTAGGACGTGACGTTCGCCAGGACGGTGGAGGAGACCGCACCGCCGTTCTGGTCCACGACCGTCACCCGGACCGTCCCGTTGCCGTTCCAGAGGGGCTCGACGAAGGCATCGCCCACCCCCACCACGGACTGAGCCCAGGCCTGGTAGTCGCCGGCCGTGCCGGCGCCACGCCCAGTCTGAGCTCGGTCGGAGAGTCGGGCTCGATACTCGTCGTCCGTCTCGACGTCGACGCCCCCACTGGCTGCGGCGTTGTTCGTGACCGCCGTCACCCCAGCAAGGCCCGTCTCCATCCGGATCAGCGAGCCGGCCGTGAGGTTGTAGACGTCTCCCACCTCCGTCGCCTGGGCCAGCACGCTGCCGGTGCCGGCGGAGAGGGTCACGTCGTCCTGGGTCTCGAAGATCAGCGGCGTGCCCGTGGTGCCCGGCGCCACGACGTTGGTGACCCGGGTGCCCTGGGGAACCACGGTACCGCTCGTCCCGGTGAAGGTCAACGTCACCAGCGCGAAACCACCCTGGAGACGATCCAGCCCGAACTCCGCGCCCTTCGCGTCCAGGTAGTCGCCGTCAGCGTTGCTGAGGAAGGACTGGTTGAACGCCTCGTCGACCTGGATGTACGCACCCTCCACCTCGAGGGCGATGGCCGAGAGCATGTCGTACAGGAAGGTGCCCGGCGTCTTGTCGTAGGTCGACGGGAGATCGTCCAGCATCCGCTGGAGCACGAGTGCCTGGGTGTTGTCTGCCGCGAAGGCGGTGTCAGGGAGGATGCGATCTGCCATCAGAAGCCGACCTGGATCTGGAAGGGGCCAGAGATTGCGTCATAGACGGTCATCGAGATCAGACAGACGTCCTTCTCCGTGCTCTGGCTGAAGACGATGTCCTGCACATCCTCGATGAGGGGATGGATGAGCAGGCACCTACGGATGTCGTCCTCACCGGTCTGGTGGATGGCCTCGATGCCCAACCGACCCAGTTCTCCGGCAAGATCCGTACCGTAGTTCTCATCATAGATCGCGTACATCCCCCGCGGTGTCCTCAAGGCCTTCTGGATCCACGTGAGCAGACCCCGCTGGTCATCCGTGATCGTCAGCTTGCCCTGGGCTCCCCGGAGCTCGAAGCCAGGGATGCCATCTGGGTCGAAGTTGAACAGCGCGGCCTTCCCGTAGGCCTCAGGAAGTTCAGCGCTGATCTTCAGCTCGGCGTCGACCTCCTCGTCGAGGACGGTCGAGTTGTCAGGAAGAAGTGGGCCGAGGGTCATCTCTCACCTACAGCTTGACGATAAAGTTGACGGTCAGGACGGGGTGCATGTTCGGGTGGGGATCGCTGTTGCCGTCCGTGGCGACCGTATGGTCATGATTCGGCATGGTCGACGAGTGGGTGTGGTTGCCCATCGTGTGGGTATGAGCGGCCGAGGTATGCGTGTGCGCTGCCGACGTGTGCGAGTGGTCCGGCTCCGTGTCCGTGATCGTACCGGACGCGATCGTCGTCACACCACCACCGGCGTTCAGTGAGCCGGAGATACGACCACCGACCATCGTCGTACCGGTGCTGTACAGCAACGCGTTGATCGCGCCATGGCTGTGGGTGCCGGCCGCACCGGTGTTGCCTGGGGTGGTCGATCCCGTGGCACCCGGGGTCGTCGAGTCAGTGGTGTTGGTCGAGGGCCCACCCGTGGTGATGGTCGGCGGACTGATCAGTCCGATCGTCGCCGAGTTGTGGTTGTGGGGCGCCAACTGACCGATCGAGGTCAAGGCTGCTCCCTCAGTTCCCGTCTTGCTACCCAGGGCGTGGGCCGTGGCGTCCGAGGCGTCTCCCGTACCCGATCCGAGTGGGGAGCGTCCCTTGAAGTTCGCGACGTTGAAGGTGGTGGATCCGTCTCCTGCCCCGAAGGTCGTACCCCAGAGCGCGAAGAGCGCGGCGTTGGCGCCACCCCTACTCACGGCCGAGCCGTCCAGGAGCAACCAACCACTTGGGGCTGCCCCCGTCCCCCACATGACGATCATGCCTGTCTGGAAGGCGCGTGCCAGCGCCGTAGAGGTGACGGAGGGGTTGGGGTAGGTGCCGCTGAGGTCGCCTCCGGCAGGCCCAGAGGGGGCAGTGGAGGCAGAGGTGCTCTGTCCCGTGACGCCGCCGATGATCCAGAACTCCTCCTGGTTGACCAGGACCATTACCCGGTCTCCCACCACGGGCGCGTAGCCCCCGAGGGTCAAGCAGTCAGAGGCGGCCACGCTCATGTTGTCGAGCTGGACCACAGTGCCGTCGGTCCCGTCGTTCACGACGAGCACGGTGCCGGTGTCCAGCTGAGGAAGGGTCTGCTTGGCCGAGTCCTGGGCATGGCCGGCCATCAGGTCAAGCAGGTCCCTCCCGGGGTCGACTCGCCGCTGCCTAGCCACCGAAGCCTGCCTGTCGGTATGCCTCGTAGTTGGCCATCACGATCCGGACGTAGTTCTGCGTCTCCGCGAACGGCGGCACGCCACCGTACTTCCGGACTGCTCCCGGCCCGGCGTTGTACGCCGCCAGGGCAAGCTTGATGGAGTGGAAGGCACTGAGCTGGTCCCGAAGGTACTTGGTGCCATACTTGATCGAGATGGAGGGCGAGGTAAGGGGCCCTTCCCTGCTGCTCCATCCCATACCGGCTGCCGTGCCTGGGAGGAGCTGCATCAGACCAACCGCTCCCGCCCCGGAGCGAGAGTTCGGGTTGAAGCCAGACTCCTGCTTCATCACGCCCTTGATCAGCGCCGCGGAGACGTTGTACTTCTTCGAGGCGGCCAGAATCTGGGAGTCATACTTGGAGGAGCCGGGACCAGAGGAACCAGAGGACGAGCCCGAGGTGTGCTTCCTCAGCGGGAAGACGTAGATGTGGTGGCCATTCGTGATCCCTAGGTGCTCGGCGGCCGCCTTGGAGACCATCAGGTCGTAGGGCGGGTCATAGTCGCCCCTGGTCTGGACGACGCAACGGATTGAGAAGCGGCCGAACTGGAGCTGCACGTGGGAGCCGGTGCTACCCAGCTTGGACGGTGCCGAGTGCTTGTCCAGCTTGATCAGCAGCTCACTTCCGTCCAGGCTCGAGCCGTCAAAGTTACCGGAGGGCGTGTAGATCCCCGCCGTGAGGGAGTAGCGGATGTACTTGCCGTCCGATCCCTTGACCTTGTCGTAGGAGACGTGGCGGGTCGAGCTCTTCGTCCCGCTGGGGTCGGCCTCCGTGATGTTCTGAACCTGGGCCTCACCCGCCGTCTTCACCAGCTGGAGCGAGGTCGTGGCCTGGTTCGACGAGACGGTGTGGGTGGTGGCCGCGACGTACCAGAGGCCCACGATGGAGGTGTCCGGCTCCTGCACCTTGACCAGATCGCCGGCCCGGATCGTGTTGATGCAGGGGATGGTGACCGAGCACTCGACCTTGGGCTTGGCGTTCTCCGCCATGAACGTCTTGACGGCCTTCGACACCTCGGAGGCCTTCAGGTTGGAGAGGTCCTGCACCTTCCTCATGCGGCCGTAGAGGCGCTCGAGGCCGGCGTTGATCACCGAGGCATGGTACTGAGCTCGGCCGGTGGAGCCCGTGGTCTTCGGCTGGACGCCGGTCACGAGGTCCTCGATCGACTCCGAGTACTGGCTCTCAATGATGTTCGAGGTGCTGGTGAGGTACCAGCAGGTGGTGGGCGTCTTGCGCTGCCTCAGCACCACCGTTCCCGCCTCGGAGCGGAGCCGGTAATACTTGCCGGTGATGTGCTTGTTCTTCTGGATGGCGAGGTAGCAGCAGTCGTACAGGTTGTTGCCGTAGCTCACCAGCCGGGTGATCTTCGCGTGGGTGTCGGCGAAGTCCTTGCCCACGGGCGCCATCCGGAGACCAGAGCGCGAGCAGAGGGAGCGGATGATCTGGGTCGCCGTCTCGTTCTTGAAGATCGTGTCGTAGTCGTTCTTGGCGAGGTAGATCATCTGGTCGTAGCAGGTGACCTGGAGCTGGTCGCCCACCGTCGCACCGGACCTGGACTTCTGGAAGATGTAGCCGCGGAAGATCTCGCCGGCGAGGGCGTAGCTCCCCGAGGCAAGGCGCTGGAGCGGCTTGAAGATGCCGTTCGGATCTGGCTTGCTGGCGAACACCCGGATGCCCATCCCCAGCTTGATCAGGCTGTTGACGTTGACCGAGGGCCCCCGCCTGGCCGCCTGATCGAACCCGAGGTTGCTCCCCGTGAAGTTCAAGGCATCGTTGTTGAGGATGGTGGCCCGGATGTTCGGCGCGGCGAAGCTGATCGTCATCTCCACGGCGGGGCTCGAGAAGCTCTCCGTCCAGGAGATGTTCGTGACCAGGTTGGTGACGTCCCACTGGTTGTCGCCCCCGAACAGGAGCACCGCGTAGTCGTTGAGGTGCTGGTCGAAGGCGAACTTCTTCTGGGTCGTGGCGGTAACGCCCGGCGGCGGGGCGGCGCCCGCGCCCTTGTTGTAGGCATTCCGGATCGCGAACGGAACCCGGGGGTCATCCCACCAGTCGGTCATCGGGGAGTAGCCTTGGGCTGGGGGATGACGAGATGCTGGCTGACCAGCAGAGCCGAATTGCTCTTCGGATGAGCGTGGCCCTTGGAGTCCCTCAGCGAGTGCTTCTTGCCCTTGTAGACAACCGTCTTGTTCTTGTCCCGGATCTGCTGCCAGTAGCCGCCGTAGCTGTTACCGTACGCCTTCCGGGCAATGGAGATGAGCGTGTCACCCTTGATGGTGACATACTTCTTGAACTTCCATGCCGGCCCCGCGGGCCCCTGGGTGTTGGTCCTCAGGATGGTCGGCTCGACGTACTCCGTCAGCTCCAGGTCGAAGAAGGCATCCATGGGGTTGCCGGCCCGGTAGGAGGTACCGAGGTTCGAGATAACGACCTTCAGCGGGGAGCCGAAGATGTTGCCCCGGTTGCGGAGCATGATGACGTTGAACATGAGCGGGTAGCCCGCCCGCTGCATCTGCTCCAGCCACAGGATCGACTGCTGGGGGTTGCGCTCCAGTGCGTGCCGGTTCTGCCAGACGATGCAGTAGTCGTCCTCCCACTGGAACGGGAAGAAGCTGGAGAGCTGGTAGACCCGCACCTGCATGTTGCCGAGCTGGGTCGCCTGGGGAGCGTTCAGGATGTCGTACGTCCCGATGGCACGGGTGTAGGAGCGGGCGAACTCCTCCGGGTTGACGGGGAAGAACAGTCGCTCCGCGAAGGCACAGGTGAGGGGGTTCCGGTTCTCCCGACTGAGCGCGAAGCCGAACTCCTCGCCGTACTGGATGACGTTGTCCGCCGTGGTGTTGGGCGGGATGCTCGCCGGCAGGTAGATCGAGCTCTTGGGCGAGTCGCCCGGGCGGATGCCCAGTGCGTTGTCAAAGAGATCGTTGACCAGGGGATCAGAGGCGGTCATCGACGGGCCTTCCCGGAGTTCTGCTTCTTCTTCTCGAGGAGGTCCACCAGCTCCTCGGCGATCCGGTGAACGTCGTGCTCACTCCGGACCACCGCGTGGCCGATCAGTGGACCATGGACCACGACGCCGCCGATCCCGCCGTCGACCGGGTGGGCCATGAGCCCGCCGTCCTTGGTCGGACGGACCACCATCTCGCCGTCCTTCAGGATGGCCGGACCCTCGCCGCCGCCCATGCCGGAATGGTAGACGCCGCCCGAGTGGAACTTCGGCACACCGACGTATGGCCACTTTGACCGGGCCTTGCCCGGACCCAGGATGGGCGTGGCGTGGCCGCGGGCCTCGAACCACTTGCCCATCACCCGGATGCCCATGTGGCTCGGGTGAACCGGGTCGTTGAAGCCGAGCTGGACCATGCCGGAGCCAGGCGACGTGTTGGGGAGCATGGTGAAGGTCGTACCACTCAGCTTGGACCCCATCACCTGGAGTGCCGAGGACGCCAGACCGGAGCAGTCGTAGCCCTTCAGGTTGGGGTTCGGCGGGTGGCCTCCACCCCAGATGTACGGCTTGCCCACCTGCCGGTAGAGCCACTGGAGGGCGCGGTACGCACCGCTCATGGGCCCCTGGAGCTGCTTCTTGGTGATCGCGTCGGCCGCGTGGTTGGCCATCTTCTTGGCCATGTCCGCGCCGGCCGTACCCATCTGGTCGCCCAGCACCGAGCCCATGTCGCCGTGGATGCTCGAGGCCCCGAACACCTTCACGTTGTTGGACCTGCCGTGCATGGGCCCACCCATGCCACGGGAGCCGGGCGTCGAGCCCGCACCGTTCGCGGCGGGCGGCGGGGCACCAGCCGACGGCCCAGTGCCACCCGAGCCCAGCGTGCCGATGCTCGCCTGGGTCATGTTGGTGATGGTAGCGATCATGGTGTCGATCGTCGGCTTGAGGCTCGTGGGGAGCTTGTCCGCCTCCTGCTTGAAGCCGAACGTGAAGACCTTGGGCCCCGTCCTACCCGCTGCCTCGGCCCGGGGCTTGATCAGGTTGAGGTTCTCGTCCCAGAACTTGGCAGCCATGGGGCTATTCTTGTTCTTGACTGCCCGGACGTTGGCGGCGAGAGGGGCCTCGCGTCCCTCCGCGCCATGCATCGCCGAGTCAACCGCCTTGCCACCCTTGTGGAGCTTGGAGCCGTACGCCCGCTCCTTGGCCGTCCTGCCGCCCACCAGCCGGGAACCAGTGTTCCGCTGCATGGTGAACTTGGCCTCCATGGTGAGGGCGTAGTCGTTCCACCGGGAGTAGATCTCGGAGATGGCGTCCTGGGCGTCCTGGTTCGAGCCGCCCCACTTGAGGGCCTGCTCCAGGTTGCTGGAGAACTGGTCCGGCTTGTCCCACGGGGTCGCGACTGCCTTGTTGAGGGCGTCAGCGAAGAGCCTCGCCTGGCTGTACTGGTTACCCGACCACTTCAGCGGATTGGCCCGGTTGAACTGACTGACGTTGAAGCCACTGCCGAAGGAGCCACCGAAGGTGTTGTTGGCGAAGCCCGAATGGTCGTACTTCGACCCCTTCTTGCCGAAGATCCGGTCGACGACGTTCTGGCCATGGGACGCGCCCTTGCCCCGGTTGGCCAGCACCGAGCCGAGCACCGAGGTACCGATCATAACCGGGATGCCCACCTCGGGACCCAGCGCCATGGAGGCCATACCCACGCCGCCGAGGACCATCTGGGTGGTGTCCATCCCCTGGGCGCCCGCTAGCCCGGCGCCCGCGGCACCCAGCATCGCCATCCGTCCACCCCGGGAGCCAGCGAACCGACCCGGCGCCGACCCGGCGATGGCCCCACGGGCCCGCTGGGCAGCGGCCTTGATCCGCCCGATCCGGTTGATGGTGTCCTTGGTGGCCTTCTCCGTGATGGTGAAGGGCACCGGTCCGAGCATGGCGTCAGCACCCGAGACGAACTTGCCGTCCGGGCCCTTGAAGCGGTTGCCGCCCAGGTGGGTATAGCCCGGCTTGAGTGCGTCGGAGTAGGCCCGCTGGGCGGCGTAGCCGGCCGCCAAGCTACTGGGTGGCGCTCCTGCTGCCGCCGTGGGTCCCGTCTTCCTGCCGCCACCACCGACGGCTCCGCCACCACCCTGAATGTTCACGTTGGTGGCCCGGACGTTCATCGTGGAGATGAGCTCCTCCGCCGAGGCCCCCGTGCCGCCCCCTCCGCCGCGCTTCCCCTTGAGGAGGAGGGGAAGGAGGGCGCCAGCGGCCGCGAGCGCCGGTGGGGCTCCCGCGAGGGTCAGTGCCCCTCCAGCGGCGAGCCCTCGACCCAGACCACCCTTGCCGGCGCCCCGGGAGAGGACGAACATGCTCATGAGTCCGCCGGCGACGGCCTGGTACGGGTCGGAGGTGCCCTTGACCAGCGAGCCGAAGCCACCCGCGCCGCCCCCACCGCCGCTGAGGGCACCCGACACTCCCGACTTCAGCGCGTCGACGGTACCCCGGATGATCTCACCGCCGACCTTCCGGCCGAACTCGTAGATCGAGGGGATCTGGCGGATCATCTTGCCCGCCATGTCGAACGACTTCTGGATCGTCGACTGGAGCAGGGCGTTGAACTTGGACTGGGTAGCGGGGTTCTTCCACCAGGCGGTGAGGTTCGTGAGCGCCTGGTTGCCGATCTGGCTGATCTTGCCGGTGAAGCCCGCCTTGTTGAACTGGCGGGCCCGGTCGTACAGCACGTGGTCCTGGATCGACATGCCCCGGACGAAGGAGGCTCGCTTCTTGCCCCGCATCCCCGAGGCCTCGTCCACGAGGTCCTGGCCGCGTCCCACCACACCGGCGTCCGTCAGAGCGTTCGTGACGGCGCTCATACCCCGGACCGCGTAGGGAGCCGTCGCGCCGCCGATGGCGATCTTGGCCGTCTCCC